TTTGTTTTTACCACTAAGGATTAGTGCAACTCGTGACGTACCTTGGATGCACACGGCTATGACTAGAATGAAAATGGTCAATGGATATGAAGAGGCTGAACTCGTTGGTGCTAGACTTGGTGCAAGTAAAGCTGGTTTTTATACTCAAATAGCAGTAGATGGCGAATATAGTGGCGATACAGTTTCTAGTGGTACACCAGTAAATGAAGTTACACCCGGAGAGTTTGAAGTATTACCAATGGGAATGGATTTTAAATCTTATGACCCACAACATCCAAATTCAGCATTTAAAGATTTTATGAAAGTTGTCCTTAGAGGTATTTCTAGTGGGCTTGATGTTAGTTATAACACCTTAGCGAATGATTTAGAGGGTGTAAATTTTAGCAGTTTAAGAAGCGGTGTTTTAGATGAGCGTGAAGTATGGAAAGATTTACAAAAATGGCTATCAGAACACCTACTTGATAATGTGTTTTCGGATTGGTTAGAAATGGCTCTTTTAACAAAAACATTATCACTACCATTTTTTAAATATGATAAATTTAATAATCCTAGTTGGCTACCTCGTGGCTTTGCTTGGGTTGACCCATTAAAAGACGCACAATCAAATATCTTACTTCACAAAGAGGGCTTAAAAAGTCACTCAGAAATATTTGCTGAAATGGGTAAAGATATTGAAGAGGTGTATCAGCAATTAGCAAAAGAGAGAGAGCTAAGAAATGAATATGGTATTACAACTATTAGTGAGGCTGAACTTATGCAACTAATAGCAACAACAATAAAAGAAGAGGATAAAAAAGATGAAGCTTAAACCACAATTTAGAAACTTTGAATTTAAAAGTTTTGATGAAGAAAATAGAACTGTAGAACTTTCATTTAGTAGCGAGGAGCCATACGAGAGATATTGGGGTGTAGAAATATTAGACCACTCAACCAAATCAGTAAACATGGATAGATTAACTAATTCAGCACCACTATTATTTAACCATAATCGTGATGTAGTTATCGGTGTTATTGAGACTGCAAAAATTGAAGATAACAAGGGAATTGCACTTGTTAGATTTGGTAATAGTGCAAAAGCCAAGGAAGTGTTTAGTGATGTGGTTGATGGAATAATGAAAAATGTATCTGTGGGATACCAGATAGATGAAATGAAACTTGAAAGTGAAAAAGATGGTGTGGAAACCTACCGAGTAACTGGATGGCAACCGTTTGAAATATCAATAGTTTCAATCCCAGCTGATAATACAGTTGGTGTTGGTCGTGAAGCTGAAGACTTGAAAGAGTTGGATGTAAAAATATTAAATAAAAAAAGTGAGGTAAACACCGTGAATGAAGAAGAAAAAAAAGCTCTTGAAGCGAGTACAAAAAAACAAGCTAGAGCTGATGAAAAACATCGTGTAAAAGAAATTACTGCCATTGGTAGAAAGTTTAATCAAGATGATTTAGCAACTAAAGCTATTGATGATGATACTACTGCTGATGAATTTAGAACATTGGTACTTGAAACTCTTGGTACTGTTAAAGTTGTTGATACAAAACAAACTGAAATACCTATGAGTGAAAAAGAAATACAAGGCTATTCTTTTTCAAGAGCATTAAATGCAGCTATAACTGGCGATTGGTCAAAAGCTCAAAATGAAAAAGCAGCTAGTGAAAAAGTTGCAAAAATGCTAGGTAAAGATAGCCGTGGTTTTTATGTTCCACATCAAGTACTAAAAAGAGATTTAAGTACTGTTAATACATCGCAAATTGTTGATACTACTACTGGTGGTGCTTCTTTTATTGACATTCTGAGAAACAAACTTGTTATTGCTCAGCTTGGTGGTCAAGTTCTTAGTGGTCTTAGTGGTAATGTTGCTATTCCTAAACAAACCGGTACAGCTACAGCGTATTGGATTGATGAGGGTGCTAATACTACAGCGAGTGAATTAGGTCTTGGCTTAATTGAACTAAAACCAAAAACAGTAAGTGCAAAAACTGCATACACTAGACAAATGTTACTTCAAGGTAATCCTGATGTAGAAAATCTAGTTATGAATGACTTAGCAATCAATATCGCTTTAGCTATTGATAAAGCTGCTATAAGTGGTACTGGTGTGGCTGGTCAACCTCTTGGTATTTTAAATACAACTGGTATTAATGGTGTTGATTGTAGTTCAGCAGCTGGTGGTCTTACTTGGGCTAAAGCAGTTGATTTTGATACACAAATTGCTACTGATAATGCTGATGTTGCAAATATGAATTTTATCGGTGGTGCTGCTGTAACTGGTATATTAAAAACTACACTTAAAGCTGCAAATGGTTCAACTTACTTACTTGAAAATGGCGAAGTTAATGGTTACAACCATACAAGAACAAATCAAGTAGCTGCTAACACTTTATTATTTGGAGATTTTAGCCAAATGATAACTGGTTTATGGGGTGGGCTTGACATTATGATTGACCCATACGAAAAAGCTGATAGTGGTGGTATCGTAATCCGTGCATTCCAAAGTGTTGACATTGGTGTTCGTTATGCTGAAGCATTTAGTGCTTCTACAAATGTAAATATATAAATAGGGGTCTAAGATGAAAGAAAAATTAGTTTTAATAACTATCCTAAGCACGATTTTTGTGCGAGGAGAAATGTTTAAAGTTGGCGATGAGGTTGAAGTTAACGAGAGAGAGGCTAAAGAGCTAATCAATCGTGGTGTAGCTGCTGATGAAGCTGAGGTTGAAATCGAAGAGGATACAACTAAACCTATTGAAAAAATGAACAAACAGGAGCTTTTAGATTATGCAGCTGAACTTGAAGTTGAAGTTGAAGAAGGTATGACAAAAGCTCAAATCATCGAAGCAATAAATGCTGAGGATGAAGAGTAGTCAATGAACTTTAAAGAGATGATGAATAAAGATTTAGCTGATAGTTTTAGCTTAAAAGAATTTGGTGTTGAAGCTACTCACTACTTTGGTGTAGATAGTACAGAAACATTAAATATAATTTTTGATGAAGCTACTGAAGTTGTGCTTGAAAAAGACGAATATGCTGGTGCCGAAGTTAGCGTACCATCTTTTCAAGTTCCAACATTTCAAGCAGCTAATATTAAACATAAATCTCTTTTTACAATCAATGGCGAAACATTTGGTGTAATTGAAAAACCAAAACAAGCCGATGGCACTACTATCGTGTATTTGGATAAGCAATAATGAAACGACAATTAATCGTAACAACTATTGCTGAGCAAATGGAACTAATCAGTAGTGCAAATGGTTTTTATAGTGAAGCTGGTAAAAATGTTTATGAGTGGTTGGATAAGCCTCTCGATAAAGATGAATACCCAGCAATCATTATAAGAGATATATCAGATACAACAAATGATACTCAAGTGTTAGAGCATAGCTTGAAAATAGAAGTTGATGTTGCTGTTAGTAATGGAAAATCAACATCTTGGAACATGAGAGAAGTTTCTAGTGATGTAGTAAAAGCTTTTGCTCAAGTAGAAGAAACATTAAGTTATCAATGTAAATACTTAGGGAGTGATTTTTTAGTAGAGCATAAAGATAGTGTTTATGGTGGTGTGAGACTTGAGTTTATAGTTTCATACCAAACTCCAAGATGGGAGCAATAAACAATGTGGGCTGAACTCAAAAGACTAATAAACAACATAGTTAGCTTTGGAACTATATCGCAAACAAAAAGCTCTGATGGTAAAGCATTAGCAAGAGTTAAAGTAATGGATAGAGAGACTGATTTTTTACCAGTTGTATCTTTTTCAAATAGTTTCAAAAAACACTTCATTCCGGTAAGGGTTGGAGAGCAAGTTGTTATGTTTAGTCCTTTTGGCGAAGCAAGTGGTGGCTTTATCATTAGAAGTATTTTTAATAAAGGTGCAAAAGAGCCAAGTTTAGCAAATGAGCATACTGAAGTTATGGAATATGAAGATGGAACTGTAATCACTTATGATACTAAAGCAAAGTTATTAAAATTTAACTGTGTTGGTGATGTTGTTTTAAAAGCTGGTGGAAATATAAAGATTGAAGCTAGTGGAAATATTGATATTGATGGTGCAAGGGTGGATATAAACTAATGGGTAGTGCAGTAGTTAGACTTGGTGATATATGTACTGGACATGGTTGCTGGCCGCCGAGGGCTAATTCAAGTGGAAGTGCTAATGTTTTTGTAAATAGCTTAGCTGTTCATAGGGTTGGTGATAGTTGGCTTCCACATACTTGCCCACCAATTCCTGAAACACATTCAAGTATCCAGGCAACTGGAAGTGGGAGTGTGTTTGTAAATGGAAAAGCTGTTGCAAGAGTTGGTGATAGTATCGCTTGTGGAAGTACCAATGCTACTGGTAGCAACAATGTTTTTGCGGGATAAATATGTATAAAGTAAGTATAGCTGATAGCATAAATCGTATTTTAAAAACTCCTCTTGGAACTCGTACAATGCGTCCTGAATTTGGAAGTAGATTATATGAGCTAAGAGATAGAGAATTTAATGATGAATATAAGTTAAATGCTACTAGATTTACTTATGAAGCCATAAGTAAATGGGAACCAAGGGTTAAAGTGGAAAAAGTTGATTTTAAAATTAAACCAGTTAGTGGAATAGTGATTTTATCAATCACTTTAGCAAATGGCGATGTAATAGAGGTTCAAAATGATTGATATTAAAAGTTTACCAAAACCTGATGTAATGCAAGTTATTGACTATGAAGAGATTTTAAATCAAAACATAGTTAATTTTAAAGCTTTAGTGCCTGATTGGATACCATTAGAGAGTGATGAATTTAAGTTAATTCTTGAAGCTTTTGCATATAGAGAGTTGCATTTAAGAGCTGAATTTAACAATTTAGCAAATGCTTTTTTTCTATCATCTTCAACTGGTAATGACCTTGATAATTATGCTGTATTTTATGGTGTAATAAGACTTGCTGGAAGTAATCCTTATGCTACTTATGAGTTTAGTTTGAGTGAAGCTCTTAATCAAGATGTGATAATACCAGCAAATTTAATTTTAACTGATGTGAATGGAACTTATGAGGCTAAGCTTTTAAATGATGTGACAATTTTCGCGGGCGAAATTAAATCTACTGGAATTGTTGAATTACAACTTGAAATAGTAACTATTGAAGCTAAGACTGAAATTATTACAACAACTTTACCTTTTGTTGTTGAGGCTAAGGCTATTGATACTTTTGCAAACGGTTCAGTTGTTGAAAGTGATGAAGACTTTAGACAAAGAATTTTATTATCTCTTGCTGATAAATCAACGGCTGGAAGTGAAGAAACATATAAGTCCTTTACATTTAGTGCTGATGAAAGAATAGAGGATGTAGCTATTTTAAATGGTGGTGCTGGAATAGTAAAAGTATTTTACTATAGCGAAAATGCTGATGAACTAATGCAAACTAGAATAGTTGATATGTTAAACAAAAAAGAAGTTAGACCACTTACTGATAATGTAATAGTGGCTGTAGCTACTCAAATAAGTTTCAATGTAACAGCTGAACTAAAAATACTACCAAATCAAGAAACGGCAACTGTATATAGCAATGCGATAGAAAACTTAAACCAAGGTCTTCAATCACTTAGACAAATTGGTACAGATATTACACTTAGTGAAATCAATGACTTTTTAAAGGTTAGTGGAGTTAAAGAAGTCGTAATAACTGAACCAACTGAAAATATAGTTGTATCAAGTAGTGAAATAGGAGTTGATGATGTTAGCACAATCACTTATTCCGTCATTTGAAAATGCTGAATTACATAGTGTAGATACTATTAGTGATGATAGTTTTACAACACTTTTAAATGAAGCAAAATCTTTTAAAAACCTTGCTAATCCTGAAACATGTGAAGCTAAATATCTACCTTTTTTGGCTTATGCTTTTAAAGTAGATTTTTGGGATGATAATTTAACTGAAAGTGATAAAAGAAACTTGATTAAATCTTCTCTTTTATTGCACCAGCGAAAAGGTACTGTTTGGGCTATTGAAAGAATATTTGAGTCTTTAGATATGGAAGCTTCTTTATCTGAATGGTTTAATTATGATGGCGAACCATATCATTTTAAGGTTGATATAACTGTATCTGATATGGATAGACGAATAAGTGCTGAACTGTTTGCTGATTTAAAAAAGTACATTGATATTTATAAAAATGTTAGAAGTGTACTAGATGAGTTTAGTATTAAACTTAAAAATGCTACTGGAAAAATTGAAGTAGCTGGTGCTGGAACATTATCAGCAAAACTTGCTAATGAATTAAATCTTGATTATCAATCATTTGGCTCTATTGAGTTTGCTGGTGCGAATGTGATTAACACTAAGCTCAGCAATGATTTTATTCAAGATGATAAAACAATAGCAATAAATACAACTGGTGGAGGTGTAATTGATGTGAAACTAAGTAGTGAAGTAGGTATTAATTACCCTGTAACAGATATTAAAATACAAGGAGCCGGAATATGGACAATTTAATAGCAATACCACATGAAGAGGGGTTGCAAATACTAAAAGATGAACTGTTTGGAAGAATACAAAAGTTTAGTCTTATAGATGATACAGATACTGTTTATTACACAAATGCTATCCATAGTAATTACTTTGATACTGATGGTGTTTTAACAGTCGTTGTTATAGTTCCAAAAGATGAACATTTTACAAATTGGAATAAAGCTGTAAGAGTAATTAGTGATGATGATTTAATCATTGCTGATGTTGCTACACCAGCTATTCAATTTGTTTTAGGTGTTGGTGGCGAACAAATAATTAAACTAACAGTAAGTGGCGAAGCTGGTGTAATCAATTTTAAAGCTGATGAATATATTACACCTATTGAGGCTCAAGATTTATTTTTGTTACCACTTATTGCAAATACTAATATGAATTTAGTATTACAAGACAAACTAATAGAAAAAGGGGTTATTAATGGCTGATTTAGCTACTGAAGTTGCGTTATTAAATGTAAATGCAACGGCTTTACTTCAAAAATACGATGGTGCTTTTACAGCACTCGGAGCTGCTGGGGATTTAATTAAATTAGAACTTGAAGCTGTAATTGTGGACGCTGAAAATCGTCTTGAAAATTCTATTGTTGTATCAACTACAGCAATAACTGGTAATGATATTGTAGTTAATAGCTACTCTACAGATTTTACATTTAATGCTATAGCATATCTTGGTGGAACTATAGAAGTTGCACAATTTGAGATAGATTGGGGCGATGGTACTGCAATTCAAACTGTACCAGCTACAAGTTCAGCAGCACTTGCTGGTCATGTGTTTGCTGATGGTGCTTTAGGTGCTACATATACAGTAAAAGCTACAGCTATTGATACACTTGGAAATAAGGGTGCTCAAGCAACTAAAACTGTAACTATTGCTGATAATCATGCACCAACACCACCAACTGTAACATCTACAACTGAAGTATCAAAACTTAAAACTTTTGATATTACAATAGCTGGTTCAACTGACGCTGATGGCGATAGTATCACTTATAGCTTATCATCAAGTAATTTTACTTTCTCTAAAGCTACTGGAATTGTTGCAAATGAAGTTATTACAGTAACAGCACCTGATGTAACAGCTGATACAGCTTACACATTTGATACGGTTGCAGTTGACGCTAAAGGTATGGCTTCAACTACTGTAGTTACTACTGTAACGGTACTTAGTATCACTTATGGCGATGTTGGTATCGCGGGCGAAAAAGGTTTTGGTGTTGGTATTGCACCATCTTTACCAACTGGATTTAGTGAAATGGTTGGCTCAACTGATGTGAATAGTGCCAATTATGGAAACTATACAGACGCTAGTGGCTCAGTTATGGTTTACATTCCTAAGTGTTATTACAAAATAGTAGATAACAATATTTTCTACTCAAGTACTCCTCAAGTTGGTTACGATTTAGAGAGAGCATTTATTGATGGTGGTGTTGAACATGATGGTATATTCGTTGATAAATATGGTTGTGGTAATGAGGCTGGTGTATTCGTATCCAAGCAAGGGATTGACCCAGTATCTACAAATTCGGCACACAATCCAATATCCGCCATAAATGGATGTACAGCTGATACTTATGAACAAGTATTTAATGCTGTTAAGTCAAGAGGTGTTGATTATGGTGTAACTCCTATATTTGTGTTTACAATGTTAGCAAGAATGTCGGTTGCACATCAACAAGCTGCAACTGGTACTACTAATTGTGCATGGAATGATGTCGCACCGTATGCACCAAAAGGATGTAATAATAATGCTTTGGCTGATGTAAACGATACAGCTCTCACATTTACTACATCTGGTTATTCAAATTGTGCGTTAACTGGTAGTGGTTCAGTTTTTGCAAAAACTACACACAATGGTCAAGATAACGGTATCGCTGATTTGAACGGTAATATGTATGATATTGCAAGTTGTTTTACAAGAATGACTGCAAACGGTTTTATGGTTCTTAAAGAGAGCATATCTTTTAAAGATATTGATTTAACAAATCATTCTGATATTGCTCTTTATGATGTGATTGATTTAAGTGATATTACTTTAAACGCATGGGTCTATTTTGGAAATGGAACTAATCCGGTATTTGATATGAGCCTAAGAACTGATATAGGTATTCCTTTAGCAACTGGTCATTCAGCAGCTGGTACTACTGAGTTTGGTAATGATGGTCTTTATAAAGGCGAAGTTGACACAATGGTTCCGCTTGTCGGTGGGTATTGGAGCAATACTGCGAGTGCTGGTGTGTTCTATTTGAATTTGAGCGATGTTCGGTCTGCTTCGAGCTACGCTGTTGGCGGTCGTGCCTCTGTAATTCTGTAGTTTGAGCGATAGCGAATGACTAACAAGGGCGAAGTAGTACTTTATAGAAAGTATTTTGAAATGATAAAACTGTTAAATACTTATCTTAATCATTTTCCAAAGCATGAAAAATATGCTTTGGCTAATCGTGTTAGAGATAATGCTTATGAAGTCTATGATTTAATAGTTGAATGCCAAAAGAAATATTATAAAAAGACTACATTAACCCAGTTAGATATTTCGCATGAAAAACTTAGAATGCAGTTATAT